GGATCTGATCGCTCCAGGCGTCGGAGCCCTTGGCCACCTTGATCGTCCCCACGTTGCGGATCCCCAGATTGTAGACGCTCACCGGGAACCGGGAAGCAAAGAGGGTGGTGTCCATGGTCACCCTGGGGATGGGCTGCCCGTCCAGGATGATCTCCGAGTCCAGACCGTAAAAATTATTGAAGATCGCCGTCCTGATTTGTGCCACATAGTCCGCAGGCAGATCGTCCACGGAACCCACCAGGGTCACCATGATCCGGACAGGCAGATCGTCCGGGCGCTGGAAGAGGACGGTCTCCACCGCTCCGGTGTTTGGATCGGTGATCTCAATCGCTGTGTTGCCGTTGTAATCACACCCGGCGGACACGGTGTCATAGAGCGCCTGGGCGATCTCCTCATCATCCCCGCCGACCACCGCGGCATAGACGGAGTGCGGCTTCAGGGTGTACCCGTCCACCACCTTTGGCACGTTGCCCCGGTTTTGTGTCACATAGCAGGCGATCACGTCAGACAGTTGCATGATCCGGCCATAAACCGACGCCGCCACGCTCCGGGAGTTGACGGCCACGGAAGCATAGCGGCGGCTCTCGAATTGTCCCCGGTTTTCCGCAAGGTTGCCCACCGCGGCGGCGGCCTCATTTGTCGCCGTGTCCCAGCCTGCAACCACGGTCACAATGCGGGTCAGCGTCCCGGCGGCGGCGGTGATTGCCCCCGGGGTCATACAGGCAAAGCGGACAGAGGCCGTCCCGCTTGCCGGGATGGTGACCGCTTCAGCGGCGCCCCATAGGGTCTGATCTTCCGTGCTGCGGATCTGCGCGGTCACAGGAATGACCGTCCCCGGCAGTCCGGTGACGGTGATCACCGCCTGGGACGGCACCGCGGGCTTGCGGGTCAGATAGTAGATCCGCCCGATCGCGTCCTGAAAAACGCCGGAATTAATCGCCGGGTCAAATTGCTGCGCGATGTAAAGCAGCTCAGAGTCCGCTTCAGTGATGGCCGCCGTCTGACTGTCGATCAACTGCCCCGCCGGGGTCTCCGGCTCAGTGTTAAGGGTGGGCTGCCCCGGCGCGGCAAAGGCATTAATCCAGGACTGCCGGACACTTTCCCGGACGGTTTCCGTGTCCGGGATCGTAAATCCGGTATCGTCAAATTGTAATGACATAGGCTCCCCCGTTTTCCGTCTTGATCCGCAGATCGCCCGTCAGTGTCCGGGCTCCGGCGATCTCCCCTCCGGTGACAGCGCCCTCAGCGGTCAGCAGGCGGATGTCCTTCAGGGCCGCCTCCTTCACGCCGTCCACCGCCAGCGCGGCGGCTTGCACCTCAGCCCGCACCACCGCCGGATTGAGTTTTTGCCCCAGATCCACAATGAAGTGGGGGATCCCCCGCTCCGGATCATAGTAGGCGTCATTGGTGAACAGCCGCACCGTATTGGCCACGTTCTGTGACAGGGCGTAATCCCCCGTGGCGGTGGACAGTGTGCCCGCGGCGGTCAGGGTCAGATCCCAGTCCGGGCTCAGTGTCAGCGTCTTGCCTATCATCCTCTACCCTCCTTACTGCGGCGGATCGGTATTGCTGCTGCCCCGATCAACGCCGGGGTGTGTGTGTCCCTGGAGGGAGATCGATCCGCCCTTAACGTCCCCGCCCGCGGTAATGGTGCCCGCCACCTGGAGATTGCCGGACATGGTGACGGTCGGCGCGGTTATGTCCACCCCGCCCGGGGCGGTGATCTTCACCTTGCTGTCCGTCTCTATAGTGACGCCTTCCGGGGCGTGGATCATCACCGTTTTATCCTGCCTAATATGGATCCACACTTCCGGATCTTTGGTATGCACCGCCCCCACGGCCACGCTGTCGGACACGTCAAACTGGCGATAACTCCCGGCCCGCTGGGGCTCCCCTGTCCCCTGCTTGACCGTGGACGAGTCCCGCTTGCACGTATCAAACAGCAGCAGATCGCCCGGGACGGGGTTGATGATCAAGGCCGCGATGCCGTACTGGATCCGCACATAGGGCAGGGCAGGGACGGACGCCATGGGGAGGGACTGCCCCTCCGCGTCGGACTGCGCAACCATCTGTGTCGCGTCCACCGTCCCGGAGGCGGTGGGCTCATCCTCAGTGCTTACCGCGTCCACCCGCCCGATCCAGGCGGTGTTGACGGAGTTGCGGATCTGCTGCTCTGTCGCGAAGTTAAGCCGATTGTACTCCGATGTATTGGTGCCGTCCCGCTGGAGGCCCCGGCGGTCATTGTCGGTAATGGGCATTAGATAAACCTCCCCATAGCGCCGGACATGGCAGGATAGAAGCCCGTGACATGACTCTCCCAGCTGCCGTCCCCCGGCTTGTTGGCGGCGATCTTATGACTCAATTTGACGATCCGCCAGGTGCCGGAGGCTTTAGGCGTGGACGTCTTCAAGTTGATACACCCCGCAAAGCGCAACTCCGGGTTGAAGATCGTCTTAACCTCCACCCCGGACTGGGTGATCACCGGATAGCCCAGAAGGCCCGTCTCCGGGGTCAGATCGGTGGTGGCACCTGCGATGGTGCCGCCGGAGGGCAGCAGGATCGCCTCCTCATCATCATACACCAGCTCGGCCCCGATCATGTTGGCCGCCGTCTGCGCCTGTTGCATACCGGATCCGGAGAAGACGCAATTTGACAGACTAGCCGACACGCCCTCATTCCGGAACCGGAAGCCCGCTCCTTCAGCCTGCCCCCGGATAAAATCCTCGGCGGCCTGCTGACCGTGGACGGCGGTCTGCCCCTGCGCCTGGATCCGGCCAAAAAAGCCCACCTGCCCCTCGATCTTAAATTTGACGTCCGGCGCGCTGTTGAAGTCCGCTCCGGCGGTGGCGATGGAGCCTGCGAAGATCTGCGGCATCCCGTCGGGATAGCCTTCCCCGGCGAAGATATTGATGTAATTCCGTGTCCGGTAAAAAGGCCGGAAGGCCAGGGTGGACAGCTGCTCCATGACGTCCAGGGGCAGGCCCCAGATCTCCACCGAACACTTGCCGCCGTCGGGCCAGGGCAGCTTTTCCACCGTTGCGGACATGGCCAGATCGGTGATGGTGTACTGATTGCCGCCGCCCGCGAATGAGCCCGCCGCCAGGGTGATGACGATCTTCATGTGCCGCGTTTTGAAGGACGCGGCGTGGCCGCTTTCTGCGGGCGCTTTTTGCGGGTAACTCATGCCAGGGACTCCAGGCGCGCGATCAGATCGGCGGCCTCATCATCCGTGAGATAAAACGCCTCCCACCGGGAGCCCAGTCCGCTGTACTCCGGCGGCTCCTGCTCCTCCGGCAGCCGCTCCATATCGATCACCATGATCTGCCCGGTGAAGCCGCGGCCCGCGGGGATCAAGTTTTCCGCCGGGTTGATCAGCCGCCCCCGTACCACATAATCCTGCCCCACGGCAAGATCAATATAGCAAAATCCGGCCCTGTCATATATTGCGATGGTCACATTCTGCTCACCCAGCACCGCGTTAAGCTGCTGATTTGGCAGGGCCAGCAAAGGTATCTTTTGCATACAGTTTTACCCCTTGATCCACCTGCCTACCATGTGCGCCACGCTCTCCTCCGGCGCCTGCTGCCGTCCCCGGTTGGAGCGCTTGCCCAGCCGGACAGACGCGGCGCCATACATCCCCACGGCCTGCCGGATCTCTGCAAACCGGGCGGAAAAGACGATCAGATCCACCCCGTCATCCGCCGTCCGGCTGTACTCCAGCTTGTAAAGATTGACGCTCTTATACACCCTGTCCGGGGTCACGATGTTGTAGAGCCTCGTGTCCCGGGTCATGCCGTCCAGAGCCTCCAGGGCGGCGTTCAGCTGATCCGGCTCGCCGCTGATCGCTCCTTCCACCGACACCTCAAAAGGGCTTTGTGTCTTGTTGTACGCAACGAAGGATCCCTGCTCCACCGGGGATGTGATGATCTTGCTCTCCGAAGTGATGTCGGCCCCCAGGAAAGCCCGGAAGGTCACGGCGTCCCCGGTCTCCGCGTCATAGATCGTCCACTCGCTCGCGCCCTGCGGGCGGTTGCTGATCGCCATGTCTCAGCCCTCCCCTGTTACTGGATAACGCCCGTGTCGGCGGGATAGGTGATCCCCCCGCCCGCGCCGCCGGAGTTTTCCAGGGCCACCACGCGCTGGGCCACCTGCTCCGGATCGCCTGCCCCGTTGACGTTGATCGTCTGATTATTGTTGTTGACGGTGCCGCCTGCGGCTCCGGCAGCACCTCCCCGGGCGGCGGCCCCGGTGCCAGGGGCAGGGACGTTCTGCCGGAAGACGGCTCCCGCGCGGTTGATGGCGGCCTGGGTCCGCCGCCGGGCGGCGCCCTCAGCCATCAGCCGTGCCTGCTCTTCCGGACTGTAGAAGCTCTTGGTCTGCTCCTTCCGCTCCTCGTCAGACGTCTCCAGCCCCAGAGTCTGCTTCAGCCCGTGGTAGACGCCGGAGATCTTATCAGCAAGGGCGGTGACCTTGGCAACGATGGCGTCGATCATGGCAGTCCATGCCGCCTTGATGGCGTCAATAACGGAGTTAAAGACGTTTTTGACCGCGTTGACGGCGGCGGTCACGGCATTGACTACCGCCTCCATGACCCGGGCCACCCAGCCGATGATGGAGTCCCATACCGCCTTGACCTTATCCACGGCGGCGGACACAGCACCGACCACCGCCTCCATGGCCCGGGCAACCCAGCTGGAGGCCGCGTCAAGGCCCGCCCACACCAGGTCACAAAAGTCTTCCCACAGCGCCGCGGCGCCGTCGCAGATCTCATCCCAGCGCTCATACCACATGACGATCGCGGTCAGCAGCAGCAGGAAGGGATGAGCCCGGAGGATCCCGAACAGCTTGACCACCGTCCCGATGAGCCCGCCGAAAGCGGCCTTGATCCCAGCAAAAATCGCCCCCAGCGCCTTCCAGGATCCGATCACCACCCCGATCTTGATCAGGTAGGGCAGCAGGGCGGCGCCCGTGTCCTTCAGCCATTCCCACGCGGCGGCAAGTTTCTCGGAGATCTCCTCTCCGGTGCCGAACAGGGCCCAGAACTGGGCAAACTGAGACTCCCCGCCCCGCATATAGACGATCAGATCGTCAATGGCGATGGCCAGCGCCGCCAGCAGGGCGATGATCCACGTCAGCGGATTGGCCAGCAACGCCCGGCCCATGCGGATGATGGATGGGATAAGCAGGGCGGTTAAAATGCCCGCAACCACCGTCAGAAATCTAATGATGTTGTGACTGTTGTTGCTTACCCAGTCAGACAGCTTGTTAAGCCAGTCCACCGCCAGCCGGATCGCCGGGGAAAACAGACGGACGATCTTGGCAGACAGATCCGCCATGGCAATTTGAAAGCCCGTCAGCGCCTTCCGGGTCTTAACGTAAAGATCCAGATCCTCTTTGGTGACCCGCTGGAGGGCGGCGCGCTTGAGCCGCCACTCGTCCAGCTTGGACGAATAGCGCCCGGTCATTTGAGCCACCTGCGCCACGCTGGAGGTGTAACTGCTGATCATCTTGCCGATGGAAAATGCCCCCAGCACCGGAGCCGCCAGACGCCCGGCGATCCCCATGAGCCCGCGGCCCCACTTGGATCCCAGCTGCTCAAAGTGCTGATCGGCTTTGTCGGCGTCCTTCCGGGCCTCTTCCAGTCCCTTCCGGACCCCGGCAGGGTCTAGCCCCAGCTTGATGATCAGATTGTCAATTATCGTGTCTGCCATGCCCTCTCCTGCGCCTGCTGCGCTATGGCCTGATTGTAGGCGTCCACCTGCAAGATCTCCAGCAGGTCAAAAAGATCCTCATAGCTGTAGACCGCCTGTAACTCCTGCAAGGTGGCCAGACGGTGGATGATCACCGTGGCGATCAGGCCGGAGATATTACAGGTCTGCCGGAAGCCCCTGCTGTCCCCGCCTGCTGGGAAGCGGAGCCGGAGGGGCTGCCGGGCAGCCAAAAATCCACGTGGAGCATGACCACCTCCTTACGCAGGGTGAACAGGGTCCGCACGTCCTCGATCTGCGCGTCCACCGTGTCGGCGTCCAGCCGGGAATAGTAGTCTCCCACCTTGAGCTCACAGCACCACAGCAGATCGTCATACAGCGGCCACACATCATCCGGGTTCAGCCGCCCCAGGGATTTAAGCCCGTCGGTCACCAGGAAGCGGGCGATTGCCTCCTGCGCCTCCTGACTGTTGGTGATGGATCCGATCTTGGTCTCCCCCAGCACCCCGGCGCCGCACAGCAGCAGCCCGGCCCGGATCAGCCAGCGCTCAAAGTGGTAGGCGCTCATCTCCGTGAGCCGGAAGGTCTTGACCGCGCCCCGGTCATTGACCGTGATTGTTTTGGTCTTTCTCATTCAAAAAAGGGACGGCCCCGCCGTCCCCCTCCGCTGTTATCAAATGCCCGATTGATTGTACTTGCCGAAGACGAACCGCCAGGACGTGGGATCCAGGGTCTTCTTCAGCGCCGGGAGATCCTTGCCGGACTGCAGCACGCCGTCCCGGTAGGTGTGCACCTGTTTGAGGGACGGGATCGTGACGGTGAAGGTGATCTCATAGGTCCGGCGGTTGGTCCGCATAGCCTGCGCCACCGCCTGCATGATCTTAAGGGAGGGCGAAGACGCCTCCAGCATCACGGTTACGTTCCACGGGTTAGGCACATAGCCCGCGGCCAGCTGACCGTCTACCCCCATACGGGCCTGCGCATACTCGTGATCGTCCCCGTCCAGGGCTTGATCGGTGGCAAACTGCTCCAGCCGCACTCCGGCGGGGAACAGGTCTTCCACCGTCATGACGATCACCGCATTGGCGGATGTAATGTTTCCGAGACTCATGATTAATCTCCTTTAGACAATGGCGGTGGACGGCAGATTAAGGCGATGGACCGATCCGCCATAGGTGTACCAGAAATTGCACGCGGGGCTTTCCCGGGCCTGCCGTGTGGCGGCGGGAGCGTCCACGATCTGGAGGTAGTAGCCGCTGTTATACAGCTCAGTGGTGATGTCCACCCCGGCCTCTCTCATCAGCTCTGCCCGCTGTGTCTGCGACAGGGAGACGCCCAGATCGATCACCCCATTGTTGATCGCCCGGTCTGCCACGTCCTGCACCCATGCCCGGATCATGGTGTACCCGGCGTCAGTGTAGGGGACGCGGGGAGCCATCTCAAATCCGGCCATGATTTGCGTCTGCAGGGCAGAATTGAGCCATGTCGCGTTGAGATAGGTGTCAATCCAAGCAAAGCGTCCAAAGCAGGCGCCCGGCTGAAGGAACACGAAATCATCATTCCGTGTCGCGTAATTGCCCATAAAGTTGATCCCGCCTGCCTTAAGGACGGCGGCCACGGCCTGATCCTGCACATTGGCGGCCAGTCCGGCTTGTGCCTTGAAGGCAAAGGTGATCGTGCTGTTGGCATAATCCCAGGCGATGGAGGCCGCCGCGCCCATGATAAAGGCGGCATACTTGATCCCACCGTAAACGGCGGCAACGCCCTCCGGCTCAGTTTCCCGCACCTGCGCCACGGGGGAGGTGAGATCACCTGCCACGGTCACGGCGGCATCCGTGGTCCACAGCACATGGAGGAACTGGGATCCGGCGTTGTACTGTGTTTGCACCCATCCGGCGATCGCCAGCGCGTCGGCAGCGGAAGTCAGCTCCGCAACGGTGGTGAAGGTGGCGAAATTCTGCGATTGCGCCGCCACGGTGTTGAGGATCTGTGTCCAGGTCTCAGCGTCAGCCCCGGGGGACACGGCGGCCCCGGCGGTGGTGAAGCCCAGAGCCTCGGCAACGGTGCCCCCGGTGATGTCCACATTAACCCCGGCGGCGGCCTCGCCCGCGGTGATGGTGAAAGCTCCGGTCAGACTGGAATAGGTCACGGTGGCGGCGGTGACCGCGGTGCCAGTGCCAGCGGCCCGGAGAGCGGTCTGCAAGGTCTCAGCGGCGGCGGAATAGGAAGCCGCGCCCGACAGATCCACGCCGGACAGGCTGATCGCCTCAGTGCCGATCTGCCCCGTCAGGGTGCCCGTGGTCAGGGCGGTGATCTCACTCAGTGCCGGAGCCGGGCCGCCCCGGAAGAAGCCTGACACGGCCTCAGTGTTCGCACGGTAAAAGAAAATGGACTGCGGCTTGGTCAGCGAGTTGTTGTACCCGCCGAAATACACCGCAGCGGCGGCGGCCTCGTCCGAAGTCTCCCCGAAGTAATCCGCCACGCTCTCAGCGCTGTAAAAGGTCAGCAGGCCATGCACGGGCGCAAGGGCGTTGGCCGTCAGAAACAGGCCATTAAAGACCAGATCCTGACCAGCGCCCGCGAGCACGCGGGGCACGATCTTGACCAGATCCGAAGCAGGTATTGCCATCTCTATGATCCCCCAGTTATGTATGATCGGTATCCACGTTTTCTGTCAGCAGCCAGCCGGGCTGATTTGTCCGTCCTGCCGCGTCATGGGCCGGGACGCTCCGCACGTTCAGCCCGGTGAAACTTAATTCTGTTAAGGAAATGTTAAAATTTTGTTCTATGTGTAAAATGGTGGTAAAGCAGGCGGTGTAGTTTTTTGTATCATCCCAGCCGGGCCGGAGTCCGATGTCCTCGGCATACAGCAGGGACAGCCCCGCGTCCTGGGACTCAAAGAACCGCGCCCCCACGCCGGAGCGGCTGATCATCTCCAGAGCCTGCGCCCGCTCCCGGGTGTTCTCCTGCGGCGTATAGGGCTCCGCAGAATAGAGATCCACCTGCACCAGGTGCTCCACCTTCTCTTCCACCTGGGCGGTGTCCGTCGCGTCCGGAAGCGCCTCCAGGGTGGTGCCGTGCCGGAGTCCCCGCAGATAGGTGATCACACAGAACTCGGTCAGCTCCGGCAGGATCGCGGCGTTCTGCTGCCCCCGGATGATCTGATCGTCCGTATAGGCCGCCACCGCTCCGGGCACCTGGGCATATTGCTTGATGTAATCAAAGACGATCCCCAGCAGATCCAGGGGTTGCGCGCTCATGGTGTCCCGGCTCCCGCTTGATAGTTGTTGATCGCCTCGGTCACTCCTGCCGGGATGCCTCCTGCCACCTGCTCAGACGCCAGCAGCTGCACCCATCCCGCGGCGGCAAAATCCTCCGCGACGTTATACACCTTCCAGACCGTCCCCCAGTTTACCCGGTAAATGTAATCACCAGTCCGGGTGGCGGTCCGGATCTGCCCGGCAGGGACAGGATCCTCGGCGTAAAGATAGAACTTCCGATCCCGCTCAGTGCGCTCGGTCTCTCCGGTCACGGTCAGATCGTCCCCGGACAGGGTTTGCACCTGCGCCCGCACCGCCACCGCGGGCGCATAACTCGCCGTCATACGCCCCCGGACGGAAGTAACTCCCGTGGACTGGATCAGCAGGCAGGGCTCGTCAGCGTGGACGGCGGTAATGGCGCTTCTGACAACATGATGGAGATTGATCATCAGTACCGGATCCCCTCCTGCTCCCGCCACCGCCGGATGATCTCCTGCGGCGGGGTCTTTTGGTAGGCACCGAACAGATCCTCATCCGCGTGATCGCCCTCCGCCTTGATCAGCCGTGCGGCGGTCTTCAGCCGCTCCGCGATCTGCTTGCTTGAAGCGCTGGACACGATCAGCGCGGCAATCTCCCTCTCCAGCTCGTCGTTACCGGACAAGGCGCCCATACTGTTTTGGTTAAGCACCAGATCGGCGCCCTGTCTCTGATTTTTGGCCCGGATCGCCCGCTCGGCAGCGGCGGCAAAAACCGGGCCCACCTGATAAGC